CAACCAACAAATCACCATCTAATTGCGGGATTGTAACGCTATCAACGTCAACGGTAATGCCAAACCTAGCAAAGAATTGTGCTATCGTTAGACGTTCCCTAAGTCCTGTTACAGGGTCAAATAGTAACACCCCTCCTGTTGGTTCCGGGGTTGTGTTTTCCAAAAATTGTGTAGCTAATTTTGCCATTATCCTATTAAGTTTTGATTATCTAAATCTATTAAAATTTCATTGTCGAAGTCTATCAACTCTTCTATCCTTGTTTCTTTACAATAAAAGTCATTTCTGTATATCGGTATTGTCATCTCTACACTCCACCCGGTTAATACTTCCTTTGTCATCTTTAAGGTATCGGTTGCACTTAGTGTATAGCCGTCTATATGCTGCCCTGCTGCCACTATACCGGACTGTTTTATCCTTTCGAGTAGTTGTTCCGCTAATGGATAAAGGTCGTTTAGAATAGCATCTATGGCCTCCCCTTTGTCATCGGTTTCCTCATTAAGTTTAAGGTAGTAAACCTCAATATCGTAGTTCATTAGAACAGTCTTGCTCTTCTCGTATGTGTCGTAATTGATAACTGGCAAAGAAGAATAAACCCCTATGCCCTGACTAATATCAGTATTGCCAACTTGCTCATTTAGGTCATTGATATTAATGGTCCTAAAGTATAGCAAGCCTTGGTCCTCAATTATTGCCTTTAGTGTGCTTGCGATTGTGTTCATATACCTTAACGAAAGTTATAAAAGTGCCTGCAAATATTGCGAAGAATATACCACCAACAAATGCAAGTAATAAATACAGATAAAACATAGTTCTAATTTACGAATTTTTATTTTGATTTTGTAATGCTCTTACTTTTGAGTCTAAATAGCCTAAGTCTTTATTCAATAATATAAGGTTGTGAACGGTTACCACCTCCATATTAAATATATCATCATGTGAATAGGTCCCCCCATAGGTTTTTACTAGGTTGTCTATCATTGCAAAGTCCCCATACTTATCTAAACGCTTACCCCCGGCTAACTTGTGGAGGTTAGACATTTTCTTTTGTTCTGCTGTGGAGGGGATAGACGCTAACTGATTTGTGAAACTCGTTTCAATCTTCTCAATCTCACGAAAAAAAAAACTGCATAAGGGAATACAGAAATAATAGGTAGGTTATCTACCACCTCCTTAATCTCCGGCACCCTGTCGCTAATAAATTTACCATCTATAATAGGCTGTGCATATATAGCAAAGACTTCTGACACTATTAACTCAATCTTGTCTGTATTAGCTATCAGGTTTTTTACCATCGACTTTTGCCCAAACCTGGTGAAGTTTAAAGAAGTAGGGAATTTAATGTCCTTCCCTTCTATCACTATTTTGCCCTTCTTTTGCTTGTCTAGGTCCAAGGGTTTTGAGTTATATAACTCCCCAACCTTGTCCATGGCCGGGGATAGGTCTACATCAGTATTTTCTATCTCTTCTAGGCTTTGGCCACTTAGTGCAGCTAATACTTCACAATCACTTACTGCTGCCTCCAAGGCTAGAAACTGTTTAACGGTTAGGTCCTCAAACCTTGCCGGTACTTTTAATTTTATTATCATCTAACTCTTATATTACTTCTTAGTGCATAACTCAAAGCATAACGCACGGCATCAACTGCGTGGTCGTTCTCTTCTAATATCTTATCGGTTGGTTCGTTGTTTTCATCTAGCTTGTATTTGTAGCCTTCAAAATCTTTAATTGTTTCTATGGAAGATTTCAATATATGTATTTTATGCTGCCTTAAATACCCAACCCCGGACCTAATAGAATCTTGTCCCTTCTTAGCTTTCTTTGTTCTGACTCCTAAGTTTTTTAACTGGTGTACTTGTATAGGACTATTGTGGTCTGTATAGGTTTTTTTAATTTCTTCCTTTATCATAATCCTTGCCATTTCTGGCGTGTCCATCTTAGACTTATAAAATACTTGTTCTATATATATGTTGTTCCCTTTTTTTAAGACTCGGCATAAAACCGAAGGGTCATGCCAACCAAAATCTAAACCAAAGTATTCCCGGTCATATTCTGTTGGCATTTCATCTATAATATGAATTTTATAAAAAACTAAATTCCTATTTTTAACCCATGAACCTTTGGCATATACATTATAAAGGTCTATATCTATATCCTTATACCCTTCAATTTCGTCTATAACTGGTTGCGCTAGGTTTTGGATATTATCATGATAGGTGCTAACATCTAATTTAACCTTGTCCCGGTTAGCTTCTGTCCCTTCTATAAAGGTCCGGACCCATGATTCTATGCCACTTGGATTATAATCCATTATTATAAAATAGCTACATCTCATGCTTAACTGGTTATAAGCCTCCTTTGTAATTCCGCTATTACACTCATTAAAGTAAACAAAATCATTTTTACGGCCTCTAAGCTTTGCGCTGTTCAAGTCATCGGTACTAAAGAAATTAACCTCCCTGCCTCTAAAATGAAATTCTAATACGGTCTTTTTATAATCTATTTTTGAATAGACCCCCATAAGGTGTAATATCTCTACAAAATCCTTTAAGCAAGATGCCCTTAAACTTGGTAGGGTTTCACGCACTACGGCAAAGGTCCCTTGTTCATATTTGGTTTTGCCAAAGTACCCGGTAATTAACCAAATGGCTATTGCCTGTAATATGCTAAAGGTTTTGGAACTCCTTGCACCACCCCTAAAGGCGTTAATCCTCTTCTGCTCGCTCCACAGGCTCTGAAAGACCCGGGTATGAATCATTTTTATCTCCATAAGTAATAGTAATGTTTATGTCATCTTCTGTGTGTGGTTCAAACATAGTTCTTTGAATCTTAGGTTGGTTGAACTCCTTTAAATTAATCCAAAAGTTTAGCCGGTCCTTGGGTTGCATCTTTGCAATATCTTCTGCTACATAGGTTTCCTCTAATAGCTGTAATGCTTCTGTTATTGTCATTCCTCTACGTCTTTATTGTATAACATCAAATCTTGGAAGTCTGTTAATTTCATAACCACTACACTCCCTTTGTTATTCCTTTTGTGGACCACTACTGGTATCTTTTCGGTTGGCATCTTTGCAAGTATCTCATGATACCCAGGTGCTAGCCTTTCTACTGCCTTAAGCTGAAAATAAAACTTGGTATTATCAACTATATCTACTCCTGCATCGTCTAGCCTCCTAGATTCTGACCTACTAGTTACAGCTTCATAACCAAATACCCTAAGTAACTCACAAAACCAACGCTCAAAGGCGTGGCCCTTCTGCCTTGCGTTAATACTCATCCTTTTGGCGTTTTAGTTGGCGTTCCCTATTTTCTGCATTCTCTTCTAGTACCTCCTTCATAGATTCTATTAAATCATTTAAGGTAAGGGACCCATATATTTTGCGCCTGGCACATAACTTCAGGGCCTTTACTATGTCGTTTATGTTCTCATGGCTGTATAAGTCTAAGAACTCATTAACAATGAATCTCATAACTGGCTGCTCTAGTTCTTTACCACTGGCTTTAATTGCTAATTCTAACACCAAATAGAACCCGGTTTTAATTTCTACCTTCTCCTTAGGTGTGAAAGTAGATAGGTTCTTAGTGGAACAAGTTTCTAATATCGCTAATTGACTGGCTGCCATTGTTTCTAGGTTTAATTCTTTTTATCCAATTAAGTACGGCAAATCGCCAAGCTTTCATTGGCTTTTTACCTACATACCACCCACATGAAGAGTAGTAATTAAAGAAGGTGTCGGCCTCATTCCGGGCCAACTCCATGTCTTGCAACTTCTCAAAGAAGTAATCTGTTATTTCTTCTATTGTTGGTTTTGTCATAGCTTCACTTTTATAGTTTCACCTCCCCAAACTTTGACCCCTACCTTTGGCACTTCGGTTGCATCACTATCATAGATAGTTTCATCTGAATTATAGGCCAATTTTAATAGTGCCTCCCTGTCTTTTAACCTAGCTTTGTGCAGGCTATATGTTTCGTCTGCATCATAGTTTAACCTGTCCCCGGTGTTTTGAATAGATACTTCGCTACCTAATACAGCTAATTTATTGTTGTTTAGATACAATTCTTCTTTAGTTGCATCCTTTAGGCCTTGGCTATATGCTGTTAATAATTCTATGGCTTTCCTGGCATTCACAAGTAATTCGCTTGGGTCTGCTGTTGCTTCGCTCAAATGGTGTTGGGCCATATCTAATCCGGTTTCTATTAGTGCCTTCTTATCTAATAAGCTGACATTATTATTTGCTATTAATTCCATTATATTTTAAATCTTCCGCCTCTCTTTGTTCGTATTCGTTAATTATCCCATCTAATTGGGCGATAAGCTTCTTTGCTTTTACTTTGCTTATAACTACATAAACCCCCTTTTTTTTTCTAAAAAGGTTTATTTCTGCCCTTCCTATTGATTCATCAAAAGTCGCATTAACTTTGTCAAATCTTTTATATTCCGTTATTTCCATATCTAATAAACTAACATTATTATTTGCTATTAACTCCATGTTATAAATTAATTAAACCGTAAAACTTTACTTTATAAAAATCCAATTCTCTTGAGTGTCCGTTAATTTCTGTTAAACTTCCCAGTTTACTAATTACCGAAATTACTTTATCATAAAATATAGAGTGGAACTGCTCTGAAAAATCTGCAAATTCCATATTATCATAACATTCACTCTCCTTATATTCTGTATAAATTTGTTTTTTTATAGGTAATAATTCTTCTGCTATTTCGTCTAAATTTTTGTTTTTTACTGATATTAATTCCATTATATTTTTATAAAAAGTTCATAGATAGGTAAAAGAATGCCTTTTGAGGTGTTATTATCACCCCCTAAGACATCACTTTTTGTTTTGTAGTGTTTTCTACATAGCTTCTTTAGGTTTTCTGTTTTAATCATTGCGTACGTATCACCAAAACAAAGGCAATAGTAATCAGCGTTTGACTTACTAATTCCACTTGGCTTGCCTCGGCTTTCATATTCAATAAATAAATTACCTGTTTTAGTAGCTATTAAATCATGTTTAACCTCGATAGTCTTATGCTCTAATATTTCAGCTAACTGAATTTCTTTTACCTGTCCTACCTTTAAGTCATGGCTAAAATTATTGCAAAAATCCATTAAAAAGGTAAGTCATCAGTTGTACCCGGTGCGCTTGGCACTCCACTATTTAACATTGCCTCTGCCTTTTGGGCATGGGTTGGTGTTACTTCTTTTGCCTTGGCGTCTGTAAGGAACCAATTATAGCAATCAGTATAAAATGATTTGTAATCCTTTAGTTCCAAATTACCACCCTCTAGTGCGCTGCAAGTTAATTTAACTGCATTCTGCTCACTCACTTGTTCCGGGGTCCACTTCTTAAATCCACCACCCCCACTAAATGCAGGTTTGTTTGGCTTAATCTCCGGGCCATAGCCTCGGTCTGCTATCTCATAATCTAATTCATCCCCTGCTTCTGGTACCTTGTCGGTTTCTTTGAATCCTATTGTATAGGTCCCCATGTCGCCATTCTCCATTTTAAGGGCAAATTTTGTTAATTGCTTACCTTGCCACTCACTTTGGCCTGTCTGCATCGCTTGTAAAATTCTACTTTTCATCTTTTAAAATCATTTCGTTTTTAACATAATACTCTATTAAATCGGTCATTGCATCCTTGATACTTTGGCCGTTCTTCATTGCTTGCAGCTTAAACGCCTGGTGCAATGAGGTTTCTAATTCTACTACTAATCTTTTCATATTCAAATATATTGAACGTTTTGTTAATACCAAAACATTTTGTACATTTGTTACATGATACTAAAGGAAACAATATTAAAGAATGGGGAAAATGCAGTAAATAACCTCCTATTAGGTAGGGATGGTGTTAGTGTAAGTAATATAAGTACAGCCGGGTTGATAGCTTATGGCAAGCTTAGTGCCGCTGTTATGTTTTACAGCGATGAAACAGACTATATGATTCAGTATATTATGGACAGAACTTTAGAATTAGAATATGAAGTTACGAGTAATAAGGACTACCATAAACGGGAAACAGTTTAAAACGTACAAACTGCATCTGTTTGGAGTGTGTCTAACTCTAAAGGTAAAACAAAAACCGTGTCTATGATACGGTTTTTTTTATATAGTCTTATATCAGTCTTTGTTGATATATATACGCTGCAACCGATGCTACAGCTTAAAAAAATTAAAGCTAGTCTTTTTAGCCTTAGTGGTTTTTGTGGCATATGTTGGGTAATCTGTTTTATTAGATTCTATGAATTTTTCTGCATCCCTTTGGTAAACTAAAGCAACACTCAATGCCTCCTTGGCCTTGGTCCTAACTGCACCAGCTGGGGTGTCCTCACTAATGGTATCCTGTATTGATTCCAACCCGAACCGGCTAACATTCATTTGCTGCTGCAAGATGAACCTGGAATATGTAAAATAGATAAGGGCGTTAATCAATCCATTAAAGATTTCTTCTTTGCCTTCCGATGTAGTATAACTGCTACCATTCCACAGGCTGTTATAAATAGGGCTAGTGAACGTTTTTGTTTGTTCGTCATAGTCATCTAATAGTAATTTGTATAATTGAGGCCCCAAGAAGTTCCTAACTTCTATTAGCTGCGATTCTCTAATAAAGATATCTATTTTAGAATCCTTTATGTTTGCGGAAATATCCCTAAAGGCTGTAAAATCTTCTTTGGTTGCAAGTAGTTTATCTAGCATTATTTCATATCATTTAAGGTTGGCTGCATTGTAGCATCTGCAAATTGGTTTGGAACTATGCTCCCAACATCCAGGCCTAACTGCTCATTGAATATCCTTGCAATTTTATTTCTTAAGTCCTTAGTTCTTAGATTCATATACAAATACTCGTCTGCTAATTGGCTGGCTGTAAATAAACTAGCCTCCGGGGTGTGCCCTACTAATGCCCTGGGCATTGCAAAACTTCCTATAATAGAATTACGTACATTAATAGTTGAATTGATAAACAAACTGTCATTATTGTTGGCCGGTATCTGTTCAACTAATGGTCCTGTCATTTCTGAATCCTCATCTATTGCAGCAACGATTACACTATTTGAATTTCTTGCGCCTTTTAATTGATTAAGCTTCTTGCTTAGTTCCTCCTCTTCTGTATCTGTATCTCCTCCACTTGGATATTTGAAAACTGACATAGATAAAAACCCATTGGTAATATTTCCCAGGGTGAACATACTAAGTTCGTGATTACTTTGGCAATCCTCTATAATTGCATCAATGGCTGCTAATGGATAGGCGTTTTTTCTAGGTGTAGAATATAATACCATACCCTTTCCACTTGTTAAGGCCTCACCGGCTGCCTTTGTTGGTTCGTAAAGTTCATACCTTTGTATTCGTAGGTTGTTATCAGGTAGGCTACTATCATTGCCCTCCCAATTTATACAGACCCTAACATCATTTACCCGGCCCTTTGTGTTTTTGGTCCCTAGCCTTACATCCTCAAAAGGTATATATTCTATATTGTGGACCTTGCCTATCCCGGTGCTATTGATATGAATTGCAAAGCCATTATAGAGTGATTGGTCTTCACTAATCAGCTCTAGAAGGTCGTTGCAAGTCATACCGGTCTCCTCATTTATTACTAAATCTCCATTTCGCTGCCACCCATCCCCTCTAGTAAAGGAGGCCATTAAGGCAACACAAGATTTAGCAATAGGGGACAATAAAAAAACCTGCTTTATCCTTTGAGGGTAAAGGTTATCTTCACCGTATTGAGTTATTTTATGTACCGTATCTCTTAAGGTTGGAATTCTTTTTAATTCCGGTAAATTATTTATGAATCCGAACTCCATTTACTTTTTAGTTTTCTTCTTTGGTTCCTTTTTAGTTGGGTAGCGTTTGGAAGAGGCTAACTTTCTAGCCTTCTCCCTCTTCGCTAAATCCATAACCCCAGTATTAGTATCTAGTTTCATGGTGCCGGTGTCAATAAAGCATCCACAGTTGCAAGAGTCGTTTGGTAATCAGTATCCCAAAATACAGGTGCAAAGTTTTTCTCGTCTCCTCCTGTATCCGGGGTCCCAAGTCCTACCTGGTAACCTCCACCACTCTCTACGTCTGCCGGTGCATTTACATTGGTTAGTAAATCCAATCCAACATCTACGCCCATAACATTAAAGGCTCCATTTCCTAAGCTTGAATCATCAACACCATATACTATTGCAATTTGTGGCTTGTATGCCATAGCCTGCAAGTTTAACCTGGTTGCGTTATCGGTTGCAAACACAATTAGGTTCAGGGTTAGTTTGTAACCGTTTGAAACGGTACGCCTAACTAGCTCCTGTTGCATTGATATTGATTCGTTTACACCACCAAATTCAAAGAACGATTTTGTGCTTTTCATGGTGATACCTGTAACTACGTTTTCTTCACCCGGTGTTACCGAATATGTAATTAACTCTACATCTTCACGATTAGCGATAAGGACCCTTTGGGTGGTCCCTACGCTAAGTGCTTCACAGCTTACTAGCTGATTCTGAAATATTCCGCTACAATTTGCCATTATACAGTTGTTCCATCATAGTACGTAATCTGATTCTCTAAGATTAAGCCTACACCTAATCTAAACGTATAAAGTACTCCCCAAAGGTCGCTGAACTCTTGCGTTCTTGCAATCTTTGCGCTACTCCAATCGTTAGACATCCAAGTCGTCGCCTTTAATACGCCATCCTTACCGGAAACTGCATTAGCCAACATAATTTTGTTGTCGCTTATACCGTTTGATACAATTTCAAACCCTGCGAATCTAGAAGTACCATCCTCAAAAATGTTAATACCTTTTGATATTCCAAGGTCCCTTGTAGCCTCGTAGTATAGTTGCTTCATTCTGTGGCTCATTACAAATTTAGAACTTCCAAGTTCTAGAACTGCTGCCGGTGTTGCATCAATACAGGCCTGCATAACAGAAATAATGTTAGCTGCTGTAATTGGCACAGCTAGGTCTGTAACTTTATTTACTGCTGTGCTGGCGGTTAATAGTTTCTCATAGCCATCAAAGAATGCTAAGTGCGCTGCACCTGCTGTATCTCCTTGCCATAAACATTTCTCTACATTATTGGCTACACTCTTTGCAGTTTCACTAATTACTGCCGTTCTGATTCTAGCATTTAATTGTGCTTCATTCATTGAACCACTATGCCAAAAAGAACTCCAATCATTCTCGAAGTTCAAAATTGGGTTATAAGTATCATACCATTGAATTTTCTCATTTCCAATAATTACTTTACCCTTTGTCATTGAATCATTCCCAGTGGTTTGAGTTTCCTGGTATGCTTGCAGCTTATCATTAGCTACTGTAAAATCAGGAATCTCTACTAGGTCCTGTGCGTTTGGAATTACGTTTACTAATCCCCTTTCGATAGAAACGGCACCAAGTACCAATTCTGTTACCAAATCGTTCAACGCTAATGTACCTGCGTTTGTGGTTGGTGTGTTATTAATACTTGCCATTATGCTTTGTTTTTAATTTCGTTCATTTTTTTATTGAATGCTTCGATACCAGTAGCCACCGGGTCGGGTGCTGTGATATTTCCGCTTGTTTCTACCTGCCCCTTAGAAGTGATAGAATTTAAAACGGTTGCAATAGTTGCCCCCATTTCTTCTGTCGAAGGACTGCCGGCCATAGCTTCTGCAATCATTGCAGCTACTATGCTTTGAATCTCTTCTAGTTGTTCAGGTGAAAACATTGCGTTCTCTACCTCTTCAGTTACCGGGGTTTCTTCAACTGCTACCGGTGCCGGTTCTCCCTCATTCTTGAGGCCTTTCTTAATTGTGTCTAATAGACTCATATCAATTTGTTTTATAAATGCCACCGCCTTCAATGGCTCAATAATTTCTTTAGCGAACCCAAGGCTCACAGCATCTTCAGCTGTAAAGGTCTGCTCATTGTTCATTAATTCTACTGCCTCCTCATGGCTTAGGTTGGTCCGGTCTGCATATACCCCTGCAATAATATTACTGTACTGCTCTAAAGTATTAGCCACCTTCTTTAAGTCATGGTGATTTCCACTCGTTTGTGGGACCAATGCATTATGAATCATAAAGCTACCTGTTTTGGATATTTTGGTGTTGTCTGCTGCAAGTGCTATAACACTTGCAATGGACCCGGCCACGCCATCAACTACTATATTTGTTTCATGTGGATGGTTCAAAATAGCGTTGTATATTCTAAGGCCTGCGAAGAGGTCGCCACCTGGACTATCAATAGATATATCCAAGGGTCCATCTTCTATCTGATTCAAAAAGGCTTTGGTCGAAGTTTCGTTAATCTCTCCGTGAAGTAGTATCATATCATAAAAATACAAAATAGTTTTGTAAACCCTATAACCGTGTAAACGGTTTTCAAGTTTTGGGTTTTGGGTTTTCAAAAAACAATAGTGTCGAGGGTGGGGTTGGTTGTGTAGTGTCCCCCAATCCTACCCTCTTGCAAATTACACCTAAACCCATAGTTGTATTTTTTTTTCTGTTTAAGAAAGTGTATCTTACAATCATGGCATACAAGACAACCAAAGGAATGAATATATCCCCCTCCCTCCGCAAGGCCGGTGTAGGGTTTCTCCCAGTACCCAAACCTGCACCTGTATCAGTATCTGCCCCCAAGGTAGCGACACGCAAGGTTAGGACCAGGAAAAAGAAGGCCTAACAACACCCCCAAAAGTACAGAGCACAAGGGCAAAAAAAAATGCCCTACCCCTGTTTTCTTATTTGGCTTTTAATAGAATAAGTTTTTCCTCGCACTATATATTGTTTATCATTTTCATTTACTTCCTAGCTACTCGCTTCTCCCATTAATTTTTATTTAAAAATAGTTCCAAAGTTTTTTGTCATGCTGCTTGTTATTTATAATCAGTTGAAATTCCCCGCAATAATAATATAGATATTTATTCCAAAATAGTTGACTTTATGGTGCGAATGCTATACCTTGCGTCAAGGCGTGTCGCCTTTTGAGTGGAACTCAACAACAACCCACCCTTAGCAAGGTGAAAGGATTACAGCCAAAAGGTCCCCAATTTCATCATAACCCCCAATAATTTCTTGGAGGTCATTCCACCAGATTATAAACACAACCATCCCGCCAAAAAGACTTTGGCACAATTTTACATAAAAGCCTAATGTGATTATCTCGCATCTAGTCAGATAAATAAAAATTCTAAAAAATCTCTAGCACTC